AGAAGATACTGATGCAGCTTGATTTATTGAATATATAAACAAACTGCCCGCTTCTTCGATATCTTCATAGGAAGTGACATCTGTCAAAGCGACAGCACTGTCGTTGTATAGTCTAAACATCGGTTTGTGACTTATAAATGGAATTACCATCTTAACTGGCTTATTTTCTTTTACATCCATGACTATAGTTCCAGGAGACTGAGAAAGATAATTGAGCAACAATGGTCTATACGCTACAGCATCTACAGCCATGCGCGTCAAAAGTGCTTGAAGAGGATCATTTCGTAAGGGATAAGGTTGATAAGATATCATGATTTTCCCTGAGTGAAAAGGAGTTCCTGAAATATTAATAGTAACTTCCAAATCAGTGTGTAAATAAGCAAAATTCTTTAATTTAGCTCTTATTGACGGCTCTAGGGTTATAGTGTCCCAAACTTTCAGTTGGACACTTGTATCAGCAGGAGACGCTACAGGTATCGAAAATGTGGTAATTTCGATTGGTCTCATTAAGAATTTTTCAATCCCATGTTTTTCCACTTGACCAAAATTAGAATAACGAGAAAGACCTGTATATTGAACATTGCTTTCAAGGCCGGCGTGATCTTTGAAATTCTCAACGACTTCCTTCTTTTCTGCAGTAATGTCACCACTATGCATTTCGTGATCATTGCCTGATTCTGTAACAATATTCATATAGGTCTTAGGAGGCCTTCTCTTGACATTAAGCTTCATTTGTTGTTCTTCTATACGTCTTTTGATATTGTTACGATGCCTCAATCCGGAGGGAATTGAAGCAAATGCTGCATTTTTGTTCATTTTAATGAAATTCCCAGATGTCATAAGACATTCAGCATCATACTGAGAATCCATATGTATTTCTTCTTTAAAATCATTTGAACTTGAATTTCGGATAACAGTGCCATTCCGAACACTGCTCCTAGGACATGTAGGAATTTTGCTTTTGGGAGGTTTCCTACTAACCATTCTCACAGAGTGCCCTTGATCACAGTAGCCGCTTTCACTATGTCCTGAAAAGCTTAGCTTCTGATCCCAACCTAATTTGGTTCTAATTTCGCCGTACGTTGGTAAGTTGGGAATTGATCCTATAAAATTTTCAACTATCACTTCTTCTAAAGTGACACGGACTTTGTTGTGTTTAGCCTCGTCTAAGTGGAAGAAACATTCCCACATAAAACTGGTACACATTGATATATATTGTTCCTCATCTGTAACAAAAGGTGACGGAATTCTCCACTCCAACATCTTGTACATTGAATTTATTTTAAGAGGGGCAATATATCTATTGTATTCCTTGCTCCAGACAACACTTCTCTTCAGAAAACTAGAATCAAAGAGTGAAATGAAATCTGACATTTCTTCTGTTTTAGCTGCGGTAGTAAACTTCATGTTATAATGGTCAGCACAAAATTTTTGGAAATTTTTGCCATTAAACCACGAAGACACTTTTTTCTTAACAGAAATGAGAACATCATCACCATAAGTGAGTGGTTTTGCTATTGAGAAGAAGTCAGTTTTTGGAGACATGGTAACACTAAAATATACCCACAACAACAAATTACACAATGAGTTATCTTCAGCAGTGGCATCTTTGCCAGATGGTTGTAATCCAGTAACCTGAAAGACATCACCCAACAATTCTACAAATATGTGTAAATTATCAGTCATGTAAGACCTGCACAAATGTAAGGCAGACTCATTATACCCCTTATGTTCCAGAAATTGTGTTATAATCTCAACAGCAGCCATTTTGATATCCACCGGAATAGACATGTCATAAGAAGAAAAATCTCCTTCTAGAATAAGAGGAGAGAATTCAATCATTTCTTTCATCACGCTGTCCCATGTTTGGTGGGCATTAATTCCTAATGCGGCTCCAAAATCTAGTGAATACTCTATCATAAGGGTGTAAAATGGAAGCAATAACATCTTACCCACTATCAATGATTCAATTGGCTGTGGATAAAATATTCTTG